CGCTGAACGCCATTTTCAAACTCTTCACGCCGGATGTACTCGCCAGCCACTAGGACTTCAACGCGATTTACCTTTTCGATAATCATGTCGTCTGTTCTCTCAAGCATTCGCACAGAGTCCCATAGTGTTTTTAAAATCCATCCAACTACGCCGCCTGACACAGTTATGATTGTATTGATCATCCCTTGATCCATATCTGCCTCCCGACGGCGCGGCTTGATTATCCGTTCCAGCCGAAGTCAGCTTGATCGTAGACTCCGTCGTTGTTGATATCACACAGGCGCACCCACGTTTGCATGTCAAACGAGTACAGAACAGTTGTGTCAAAGTTTAAGCACCATTCATGCGAGCCGACCTGATACCCCTCAGTCACGGGAGGCTGGTAGGTAGAGTCGCGCTGAATGCTGGGGTGGATTCTTCTAAAGTAAACACCGCCGTCCTGATACCCATTTTTTATGTAGACATCCGCAGGAGTAACAAAAACCCGCTCATGCTCCTTGACGGTGTATGTGGACCCGTCTGGGTAGTCAATGTATATCTGGGCTAAGGCCAAGGGTGATGCAAGTAAAGCCAAAAATAAAATTCTAAACATAGTACGCTCCTTAAAGTTGAGTAATGCCAGCCAACTTTTTGGCTCTTGCCAAATCATTTTCGTGGGCTGTCTGGCAATGATACTTCTGGAGCGGATAGAAAAGAAGGTCTATTGCAAAACGAGCTTGACTCCAGCCCACCCGGTCTCGAAGTCTCCATGAGCGGCCACTAATCGACTCGTTTGCGTTGGTTCCCAGCAAAAAAGTGACGTTCATCAGTTGAGATACCGCGTCTCCGACCCTGATTAAATAGTCAAGGATTAGCCACGCCCCAGAAGATTTATCCCTTGTCTGCTCCATTAGTCGGCATTAAGCTCGGTCAAGTCATCCCACACGCGAGTAGCATGAGCCGCCGCGTCAAAAGGCACTGTCGCGTCCAAATCATCTGGGTCTCGATCGACCCAGCCATTTGCGGTTGCTTGATCTGACAAATATGACTCTAAATCTGCCTGCGATGCAATCTCTTCAAGCGCCTCAGATATGTCTGCACCATCATCAGAGATGCCAATCATAATCCAATCTTGTGGACTCGCTGTTCCGCTGTCTGAAACGGCATACATGCCGCCTGTGCCTTGTGATACACCAAATTTAAGAAACGTAGGAATAGTGCCTTCCGGCGTAAGGCGATATTTAACAACTTTATGCGGCATCACTAGCGTCCTTTAATAGCGGAGTGTTTGTTAATGAGGTTCTATCCATAATTTGAAACCCCCTGTTATCTGCAAACTCGGCTGGGCAATGCGTCCACTTTTCAGCACACTTTTCTAGCCATTGCACTGTATGATGATGCTCTGGCGCTGTGCCCTGTTTTATTAATTCGTTTTCCCACTGAAGGTATGCAAACACTTCTGCCTGCGCTTGTGCGGCGTTAATACCCAGATCGAATATGTAGATCAAATTACCTTCATCAATCATGCCATTACGACTTCTAGCGGCATTTAGCGCCTGCTTCATGCAGGTCATAATGTGGTACCTGACCTCTTCCTCTTCGTAGTCTTCTTCAGTCAGGGTATCTTTGCCCAATTTCTTCATCAAAGAATCGTATTGATTGGTAAAAAAGTTAAGCTTTCGGATAGCCGCCTCTACATAACCCCTTGAGGATTCAGCTTTAGCTATCAACTCGTCACGTCTAATTTCTAGTAGTTCGCGCTCAAGGTGATCTTCTTCCTGCGTGATCCTACGCTCAATCTTTTTTAGTTTGACCTCATCCTTTTTCATGCGGAAGTACCCTTCCTGCAACGCTGATTTGGTCTTTTCAATTTCAGCAAGGCTGTGCTTAACAGAACGGATTGGCGTAATGGCTGTCACATCTAGCGTCACGCTCATCATTTGCGAATGCGACTTGTAGAAGTTGCTGGACGCTTGAGCTATTGCAGGAGACTTTTCCTGTATGTTGGCCAGCATTGACTTGTATTCTGGTTTTGCCGCAGGCAGGTGAATGTTAATGTCATGCGCGACTAGTTCTGTTTTTTCTTTTACTTTTAACATTATTGAAGACCTCCGTGAGCGTTTGATAAAGCACCCATTCCGTTTTCACCCGCCGTGTTTAAATCACCAAAATCGGAGGCATTTCCCGTTGTGTTTATTTCAATATACTCAATACGGGCACTGTTACTCGCACCACCTGCTATAAGCATTCTTGTTGAACTTGCACAACCGCCTTGACCTTCGTTGCTTGCAAGTAGATCACCAAAATCAGTGGCATTGCCAGTAGACGCTATAGTGACATATTCAATAACATTATTATCCATTCCTGCCGCTATAGCCCTTGTGCTGTTGGAAGCTCCTGCGCCAATTTTGCGGCTTCCTCCTGCATCACCAAAATCTGTAGCATTGCCTGCGGAGGCTATTGTTATGTAATCAATTACATTTGAGGAGCCGCTTGTTAAAAAACGACCCATAAAAACGCCTCTTGTTGGGGAACAGCCGCCCCCTGATGGGCCACCTGCCGTAGTAAGATCACCAAAATCTGTAGCATTACCTGTTGAGGCTATGGTTACATAATCCATAACGTTAGAGTTTTCTGCTTGACCGGTTCCCGCATTTTCGCTATTGGCACCTGCCGATACTCCGCGAGTACTGCTAGCAACACCAAAACCAAGTTTTCTTGCAACTGTCAAATCTCCAAAATCAGCTAAAGTACCACCCGCCGAAATTGTAAAATACTCTATGACATTTGAATACTGGTTACTGGCTGTTCCTGTTGTAAAGATACCGCGAGTAGATGATGCAATACCTGATCGTGCCTTTTGCAAGCCCATATTGCCAAAATCGGAAGCATTGCCTAAAGTTCCTATTAACACCTTTTCTAAGTCCGAATTAGAAGAACCAGTATTAAAAAACGCTGTAGGCGGAAGATTTCCTGACGTGGGCCATAAACCGCCTCGCGTATACGCCTCTGCCTCTCCTAAAGACCACACTCCACTAGCAGAACTAGTCTCATAGTTTGCGGTTGGCGCAACAGGAGCATCGCTAATAATGTTGCCTTGATAGCGTTTAGACATTTATCTGCTCCCATGCTATCCCTTCTTCATTCCAAGCGTACATGTTATTGTCCGCAGGCATGGCAACGGGTGCCTCCCAGCGGCAACTAGTCTCGTTTAGCACCCAGCTAGCATAGGGCCGAGGCGCTATAAAAGCATCACGACTAGAATCAAAAGTGTGTCCTATCCCTGCAAAATTCTTTCGTATATTGCCGTTATAGCTTGTCTGTTTCCATGTGCCGCCAAGCAGTTCATTACAAAATGACGTGCCCAGCAACTCTTGCTCGCTTCCGGTGCTATCAAGGATTTGTGCGTTATTCACAACAACAACCCTAGAAACCTCATTGCTTTCGTTTATTTCTGCAAAATGCGCCATCAGAACGTGATGCTCCCTGACCCAGTGAATGTATAAATATTGTAAGCGCCATCAGTTGTTAAGGTTGGAGATCCTGTTGTAGCAGATGCAGTGCTTCTAGTTCGGATAATGACAACACCGGATCCGCCAGCACCTCCTGTACCAGTATCCCAGCTTCCGCCGCCACCGCCGCCGGTATTCGCCGTGCCAGCAACTCCCGTCGCTCCAGCCGAAGGAGCGCCCGTTCCGCCACCGCCATTCCCGCCAACACCGGGGCCACTGGCATAACCACTTTGCAATCCGCCACCACCGCCACCAGCGTAGTAGACAGCAGATCCGGTAATCGAAGATTGAACGCCAATCCCCCCAGTGCCCGCCGTAGAGGCACCGCTGACACCGGCTCCGCCTGCCGCGCCAGCACCACCGCCGCCGCCTCCAACTCCAGAGGAGCTTACCGTATTACCGCCAGCGTTTCCTTGGCCAGAGGTAGCCGATCCGCCTGTGAGGCCAGATTGATAGTTAGCACCACCGCCTGATCCGCCAGCACCGGGGGCGTTTCCGCTGTAAGTTCCACCAGCACCGCCGCCAATCGAAGTCACCGTAGTTATTCCGGTTCCCGAAAGGACGCTATTAGAGCCGTTAGCTCCTGCCGATCCACCACCGCCAACAGTCACAGTATAGGTAGCGCCACTGGTCAAAGCCAGACCAGTTGCCGTTAAAAGGCCACCCGCTCCGCCGCCGCCTGCCGCATAGGTAGAGCCGCCGCCGCCCCCTCCCGCGACCACTAAATGGTCTATTACGGTAGACGACCCCGGCCAGACATAGGCATTTTGATATTGCGCAGAAGTTGACCAAATGCCTTGATAATTTGGCATTAGGAAAGTCCTCCGTGGCTATTAGATGTGGTTTGAGTGGCTTGTGTTCTAGCCTGCGCCAAATCTCCAAAATCTGTGGCATTGCCAACGGAGGCTGTTGTTATGTAATCTATAACGTTAGTCCCTCCGTTACCTCCGCAAAAAACAGACCTAGTTGTTCCTGATGTGCCGCCTAATTCTTGGCGGGCAACAGTAAGGTCGCCAAAATCCGTAGCGTTACCAGTAGATGCGATCGTGACATACTGAATTACATTGCTACCTGAAGTGGTGCCCCCGGCAAATACAGCGCGTGTGGAACTGGCCGCACCCGCCGTTCGCCGCGTAGCTGTCAGCAAGTTACCAAAGTCCGTAGCATTGCCAGTAGAGGCAATAGTGACATAATCCATTACGTTTGATTTGTTAGCACTACCCTCGGTTCCGCCTGCACAAATCGCCCTTGTGGAGTTTGAGGTGGCTGTTGTTTGCGCTCTACCCTGAGTTAAGTTGCCAAAGTCTGCGGCATTACCAAGAGAGGCGATAGTGACATACTGAATGTTGTTGGCGTAAACAGTACTCCCATCGTTATAAGTGCCACCAAAAAATAAACCTCTGGTAGAGCTAGACGCACCGGCCACCCCACTGCCAACTGATTGGTTCATGTTGCCAAAATTTGCTGTTGTCCCGCCAGAAGACATAGTAAAGTAATCCATATCAATGCTAGTCGTATCACCGCCGCCAACAAGTCCCCTCGTTGCACTACTACAACATCCACCCATATATTCGGCAGAATAAAAATCCCCAAAGTCAGTAGCATTACCCGTAGACGTAATGGTAATGACATCTATCTGCTGAAGAGCGCCTGATTCGTAACCAGCAACAATAAACGCTAGCTCTGGGACAGCAGGTGTCACACTCCCACTCGCATCGCTGGGCGCTGAATATCCAAACGCATTGATTGCCCATACGTTAAACGTGTAGCTTGTTCCGTTTGACAGGCCCGTAACCGTTATCGGGGAGGATGTTCCAGACGCGCCATGTGCATTGGTGCCGTCTTGAACCCGAAAGCCAGTGATGGCCGACCCGCCAACATCAGAGGGCGCAGTAAACGATACAACTGCCTCGTCATCCCCCGGAGAACCCGAAACACCAGTAGGCGAGTCTGGAGCGTTTAGTCCGTCCTGACCAATAAAACCGCCTTCATTTGTGGCCATAAAAGGCTCCTATTAGCTGATTTCTTCGTAGCTAACGAGAACTTCAAGGTCATTGGCAGTGCCAGCCGTAACCGAAATTGATCGATCTTCTTCAAGGTACATTGACGTATTTTTGTCTAGCACAACCAGTGACGCATCCGCTGGAACGGACACGGTAGCAACAAGAGAGTAGGCTGTGCCGCCAATGTCGTCTTGAGTGTGATAATCCACGGTAACATTGCAGGCGTTTGTGCCGTCAACATTAGCAACTTGAATCATGTTGATCTTGAAAACCTTGCCGCTGGATGCGGCATTGCTAACAAGCGCAGTCGCGTTCGTGTTAGATAGTGCTAGGTAAAAAGACTTACCTGTGATTGTACTGACATTGACAATGTTTGGTGCGGACATTGGCTTATGACTCCTTTAATTAACCGAAAACAATGGCCATTGCGATGGCCTTTCCGGTAGAAATTCCTGCTGTTGAAAAACTAAGCTTCCCTGACCCGTCTGTTACCAAGGCTTGACCGCTTGATCCATCTGCGTTGGGTAGCTCTAGGGTGTAAGTTGCAGTGGCGCTGTGCGGCGGTCCTTGCAAGGTTACGCCGTGACTGTTGCTTTCGCAGTTAAACCGAATCTTACCTGCATTGTTATTGCCGTATAGCTCCACAAAACCCGTACCGTTAGGGAATAACTGAAGGTTGCCGTTAGTGTTGGTTGACTTAATTGCATTCGCATTAAGCTCAAGATTTTCAATAAGAACGGAGCCATCAGACTCTTCATACACGGACTTTTCAGCAGGGTAGGCAATAAATACTGACTTAGAACCTGCGCTAAAGTTCACGGCGGAACCGCTATTAGAGCTTTCCAGAACGGTAGTTCTTGTCAGAGTGTTTCCGCTACTGGCATACGTTCCCAAGCCGACCTCAAAGGCCGTGTTTGTCGTGTCAACGATTGCGTAGTAAGTAGTGTCTGCGTTAGACAAAACCGCCGAAAACGCTTGAAAGTTTGTCACAGCGCCGCCCAGCGATATAGCGCCCGTGCCCGTGGTGGTAGTGGTTTCTTTTACTCTGTCTTTAAGGACAAGTGCCATTGTCTCCTCCGATTAACTATGCTGGCCGCAATCATGCAATCCGAATAATAGCGTTAGAGGCATCAGCCGTTGGAAAGACGATGGTAAAGTCTCCCGAACTAGATGACTTGTCAGCTCCAAAATCCAAAACAAGCACTGTATCGGTCGTTGAAGTCGCGCCGCCGGTAGTTGTATTGTAAATTAAAGCGCCACGAGCCGTGATTGATGATGATCCAAAAGTCAGATCGGCAAAATCAGTTAGTGCCGTTGTTCCTGACGTGGTGGGGGTGACGTTGGTGAGCGCACCACCTCCAGCCGAGTACCCAGTGCCCGAGACTTCGTTGGAGGTCGTGTAGGCGGTTGTGGCCGCATTAAAACTGGCGCTGTTGGTGTACATTGCCAGCTTAAAGCTGTCGCCGCTAGAGGCAGTAAAATTGTGTGAACCTACAAGCAATTCCTGCTTGAATGATGTGCACATGTAGTTTCCGCTAAAAGCCATATCAAAGTCTCCTGATGAGTTCGGCTAGGTCTTTTTGCCCCGCATCACACAGAGCGTTGTAAACAGTGGTTCGGTCGCTTTTTATGGCTTCCTTCATGTAATAGACAAGGAGCTTCCTAATGTCGGCTCTAAATGCCTCTGCCTGCGCCCGGACTTCTGGGGCGGCGCTTTCTGCTATTGAGACAATCTTATCTAGACATCTCTCAGCAATTTCTTCTGGGGTAAACCCTCTGTTGGACGTTGTTTGCACAAACACGTTCCCAACTGCGGCGTCAATCATCCTCTAGGCTTCCTTACTTCTCCGGAGCGATAGCTGTCTGTGGTGCTATATCCCTCGCCCAACTGTTCTAACTTGCCGAGCGCCTCCATGTACCGTTGCACATACAGTTGCATCAGGTCTGGGTCGCCCTTCAGGTAGGTGTACGCCTCAACAAGACAACCATAAAGTAGCGTTGACTCGGCGTTTGTGCCCAGCCAGCTAGTGCCGCTTGTCGTCGTTGTGATTGACTCGGGCTTGTGGAAGTAATGTAATTCAGCATTGTATGCCGCGTCCGGAGTTGGCCCAAGAATAAACGCAGTTCGGCTAAATATGCCGTAATACTTGGGCGCCCCAGTGGTTGCCGAGGATGGATACGCCTGACGGATAAAGTTTACATCCTTGAATAT